GATATATTCCTGCGTTAGCTCGGAGTGATCAGCGAGCATCCGCTGTGTGAGGCCGCGCTTTGTTCGCAGCACCCGAATCCGGCGGCCTATCTTCGTCGACAGCGTGATTGCCATGCATCAAGCATGGCCGCAGGTCTACGGGAAATAAGAACTAAAGTTCGTTTCGTTTTTAGGTACCTCGCCGCCACCGCGTATTGAATGCGCAAATGTGTGGAGCGACACTGCGGGCATGAACTCTCCCTTCGCATGGCCGGGCGGTAAACGCTGCCTAAAGAAAACACTGCTCACGCTTATTCCGCAGCACACCATCTACGTCGAGGTCTTCGCTGGATCGGCGAAGCTGCTCTTCGGTAAAGAGCCATCGCCGCGCGAGGTCATGAACGACCTCAACGGCGAAGTGACTAACTTCTTCCGTGTGGCGAAGCACCGCCCGGCGGAGCTGGCCGAGCAGTTTGAGACAGACCTGGTACACGGCGGCAGGTTCCGCGAACTGCTGAGCTGCAACAAAGGAGACGACGAGCTGCAGGATGCGCTGCGCTTTGCCTACCTGGTCTGGTATAGCTACGGTGCGAAGGGAGAGCACTTCGCCAGCTCCAATGCGAAGACTCTGCTGGCTGGACGCGCGCGCAAATCGCTGGACCGCATCCGCGAGCTGCTGCAGGCGGTGAGTGAGCGGCTCTGCCATGTGTTGATCGAGCAGCGTGACTTCATGGAGATACTGACGCGCTACGATTCTCCGGAGACCTTCTTCTATCTCGATCCGCCCTACGTCCACTTCCAGGCCAACGGACGCTACGGCGCACTGACGCAGGAGAAACGTGAAGCGTTGTTTGCGCGCCTGGCAGAGCTGCAGGGGAAGTTTCTAATGAGCTTCGACGACTGCGCTGAGGTGCGCTCGCTCTGCCGGCGGCACAACTTCAAAGTGCAGGGCGTGAGTGTGAACTACAAGCTTGGCCAGAAGAAGGCGAAGCTGGCGCACGAAGTCCTCATCACAAAATAACTACCGATACGCACCTCAATCTTTCCGCGCGGAAGAGTGTTTCCGCGCGAACATATATCGCTGCGCGCGCAGCCTACTCTGCAATCTAAGCCGCAAGGCTGCTTCTGCACTGCGCCACCATCCCTGAAGGAAAAGGAGGTCGCGGAGAACAAGCCAGAGCCGCTGTGTTCGAGGGGCCGTGCTTCCTTGGCGGTTGTCCGGCCCCGCACAGTGCACATGAGATCGCGAGAGGGTATGGCAAGCAAAGAACAACTCGATTGGCTCAAACAGATCGCACCGGCAGCACAGGCGGCTGACGCGCAGTACGGCGTGCCGGCGAGCGTCACGCTCGCCCAGGCGATTCTTGAGTCCGGTTGGGGCCAGAGCAAGCTGACGCTGCAAGCCAACAACTACTTTGGCATCAAGGCCGAGCACCTGAACGTGCCCAACAGCTATGTAGAGTTCCCGACGCTGGAGTACATGTTCGGCGTGAAGAAGATGGTGCTCGCAGGCTTCGAAAAATATCCCGATGCGGCGGCTAGCTTCGCAGATCACGCGCAGTTGCTGCACGATGCGCCGCGCTACCAGCCCGCGATGCGCGCGGCGAAGTCGCCGCAGGCCTTCGCACAGATGCTGAAGACCTGCGGATACAGCACATCGCCCACCTACGCGCCGATGCTGACTGCACTGATGAACGAGTTCGATCTGTACCAGTACGACAATCCACTACCGCAGCCCCCGGCTGCAGAAAAGAAGGCAGTATGAACCTGGACAAACTGAAAATGAATACGCGTGGTGGGATGCGACCGGCGTTTGCCGTCTTCGTGCTCGCCATCATCCTGTTCGCTGTGGCCACGCTGGCGGGTTGCCCGCAGAGCACCCCACTGCACAAGGCATCGGTCGCGGCAGATTCCATCGGCTCGGCGCTGAACAGTGCCGCACAGATCAACCATGAAGACACGCTGGAGACCGTAGCGGACCTCGCCGCGCTCGCCAGTTACATCGACGGGCTGGCCAAGCTCAACGACGCGTTTGTGGCGCAGCTCAAGACTGCAGAGGCGAACAACGGCCAGGTGACGGCCGCGCAGATTGTCTCCGCATTCAACGCGCTCAATACCCAGGCGCAGAGCCTGCAACAGCAGGGGCTACTGCACCTGAAAAGCGCCTCGGCCCAGTCGCAGTTCAACAGTGTGACGGCGACCATCCAGACGCTGCTGACCACCATTCAGGCGCTATTACCTGCGGTGACCTCGCACAATCGTTTGCCGGGGCACGGCGCGCCGCTGGCGCTCTGTGTGCTGGCGCTTACGCCGGAGGAGATCACGGCGCTGCTGGCACTGCTGATCCCGCTGGGTGAGCAGGCCGTGACGCTGGTGGAAAAACTTACAGCCATGAAGAGCGAGACGGACGCGCAACTACAGGTAGACGCGCTGTCGCAGGACGCACAGGCTGAGGCGGTGGCCGAAGCGGATGAGGCCGCGGGCTCGACAAGCTAAACCGAGATACACAACGACGAGGGCAGTAAATGCCAGTGGGCTGGGAGCCAGATGGGCTAACCCACATCGGAACAAAGGCCGGCAGTAGCGCCGCAGCAAGGCGGAGCGGGAATACATCCCGCTCCGCCGTAGTACAGGAGGAGCGATGGTCCAGGTTGCGATGACACCGGAAGATTTTAAGGCGAAGGCTGAGCAGCTCCGCGCCGAGCAGGGGCTCGATCTGGCAGGCTCGACCGGTGGCCAGGTATCGAAGGACGGCATCACCGCCGAGTGGGCCTACGACGGCAAAAGGCTGACGGTCACGGTGCTGAAGAAGCCCTTCTTTTACAAGATGAGTATGTGCGAGGACAAGCTCCGCACCTGGTTGAGCGCATCTGCAGTGGTGCTGCTGATGTTTGTGCTGAGCTTTGTGCCCGCACGCGCGCAGTCGCTGCCTGATGCTCCGAGCACGGTGCAGCACCTGGCGGAGATTCAGTCTTGCAGCGATCAGTATGATGCGGCAGCCAACGCGGCCAACGATGCCTTCTGGCTCTCAATAGGGCCGCAGGCCGAGCGCTTCAACAAGATGTTCGAGGACTTCTCGGCGATTGGGATGCTGCTCGCGCCGATCCGCGCCGACCGGGAGCCGGTCTTCAGGCTTTTTTGTGGGGCGGCGGACCGCGCTGCGCTGGCCGCCATCGTGGCGCAGCTTCCGAAGAAACCTACCGAGGCGCAGGTGCGTGCGGAGTATCTCTCCGGCCTCAGTAAAAGGGTCCACGCAGAGCTGGAAAATGGCGGATTGGCAAAATCAGCCCCGTAGAGCGACCGGCGGCGCTCATGGTGGGGTAGGGGCAAGGATTTCACGGCACGGGTGCCGTGGATTTATTAGGGGGATTTACGGCCCATCGGGTACGCGGATTAGCCCCTGCATTTGGGGCAGGTTGGGAAAGGTGGTTTTGAGATGCAAAAGGCATGGCTGGCAGCACGCACTTGGTTCCTCGGAAAGAAGACCTACATCGGCGCGTTCGCGCTCGCGGCAACGGGCGTCCTGGGCGTCGCCACCGGCAAGCTCAGCGTGACCGACGGATTCGGGTTGGTCAGCGCCGGCTTCGCCGTCAGCGGCCTCGCCGCCAAGCTCGACCGGCATCACGGCCAGGTGATGGATGCGGTGGTCGCGGCAGCGGGCGTCGGCGTCGCGATCCGCACGCACAGCCCCGCCGCCATCAAGGTAGCGCTGCAACCGCTGGAGAGTGACGCGCTGGCCGCCGCAGTGGCCGAGAGCACGGCAAAGGACGGTGCCACCGCATGAGCCCATTCGCCGCCGCCTCACATCTTCCGTCCGGTAACGCCCGCCTCACCATGAGCCGCTCCTGGTGGAAGCTCACGGTTGCCATCAGCCTGGGCACCGGCATGGTCCTCTCGATTGTGGCCGTGGTCTTCGAGTTCGCGCAGCGGTATCCGACGGAGACGTTCGCGCTGCTTCGGCAGTGGGGACCGTGGTTCCTGATCATCACGCTCTGTCTGGTGCTGTTGAGCAACCTGCTGAACAAAGGCATCGAGGGCGGCCTGACTGTATTCCGCGAGAGCACCCAGGCACAGATGGCGTCGGCTGAAGCTCAGAAGGCTTCCGCCGAGGCACAGGGTCGAACGGCAGATGCGATGACGCGGCTGGCTGACCAGGGCAGTAAGCAGGCAGAAGAGGTCCGCAGACTGAGCATCTATGCCGCGCGTGAGTTTCCGAACGTGTACGACAGGTTCGACAAACAGGATGCGGTACTCGGTACGGTGGCGCGGGGCATTGAGGCGTTGCATGGCAGGTTAGACAGACTGAAAGAGCATGACAAGGGAGCGACGCAATGAGTGTAGTGGATGGCGAGCTGAGGCAGACACGGCGGCGCAGGGGAACCATGCTGAAGTTCATTCGGCAGGGTCACGAGCAGCAGCTCTCGCGCATGGACGACTACGACATGTGGGTGATGATGCTTGATCTGGGCATGACGATGGGGAGAGTGCAAGTGCTCACCATGCTGCAGGACCTGCTCACCCTGGGCCTGATCGATTACAAGGCGAAGAATGACGAGAAGACCGGGGACCTCCGCATCTTTGAGATACAGCTTACCGCGGCAGGGCTGTCGCTGGTGATACGCCGTAAGAGCACGGACGAGGTACTGTTCGACTAATGACAAAGCCCAGGCCAAAGCGCGGGGAGCGGCGCGTAGTGAACCAGCCGCTCAAGATCGACGCATTGCCGCAGAGTGTACGGGACGCAATCGACTGGCTGCGGAACGTGCGCCAGCCGTCGCTGAGCTGGGATGAGATATCCGAAAAGTCGGCGCGTCCTTATAGCAAAGACTGGACATCCGACGAGGGTGGGTTTGTGGATTGGGAGAAGCTCGACCTCAAGGTGTTGGAGCTGTTTCCCACCATGAAGCTCTCACGCAACGGGCTTTCGAACTGGTATGACCAGCGCATCGAACAGGTGCGGCGCGAGGTATTGGCGGAAAGCGCGGCGGCACGGTCCTTTGCGGAGAAGTTCAGCACGCTTTCAATCGACGGAGGCAATGACGCCGTGCTGAACGCGATGCGCGATGAGGTCTTCAAGCTCTCGCGCAGTGTGGACGCGGGCAGTCGCCTACAGTTCGTGAAGCAGCTCAACGCGCTGACGCTGGCGATGGCGCGCATCCAGCGCACTGAGCTGATGAAGAAGCGGGTGGATGCCGACGTGGCCAAGAGCGAGGCCGAGCGGGCGAAGTACGCGGCGCTGGCCGGCGACCCGCGTGAAGTGTATCTGCAGAGCGCCCAGGACGTGCTGAAGAAGTTGATGACGCGCGCCACCGTGCGCAAGGTACTTGAACCGTTGCAAGCCGAGTTAGTCCAGGAGTTGTCGCATGCCGCCGAAGTCTTCGCAAAACAAGTCGAAGCGGCAGCGTCTTGATCAGGCCGGCGCGAAGCTACGCGCCGCGTTTGGTATTGATGTTGAGAACCCGCTCCGCAAAAAAGTAGACCCCGCAACACTGCTGGCCGACGCGTGGACGCTCGCCAGCAACATCACCGACTTTGCCACCACCTACCTGCGCCACTTCATGGTCGATCCAGTGTCGGGCGAGTTCACGCCGCCGGCGGAGTTTCACAAGGAGCTGTACCAGATATTGATGGTGGAGAAGTATGCCGCCGTCGCAGCTCCGCGCGAGCACGCCAAGTCCACCGTCGTCTCCGTCATCCTTCCGCTCTACTGCATCTGCTACAAGCTGCGCCGGTTCATCGTGCTGATCAGTGACACGCAGTCGCAGGCCGCTCTACAGATGGCCGCCATCAAGGAGGAGCTGGAGACCAACGAGGAGCTGAAGAAGCAGTTCGGCGACTTGATGGGCGATAAGAAGTGGGACATCAACGATTGCCGCACGTCGACGGGCATCAGCATTGCGGCGCGCGGCGCTGGCCAGAGCCTGCGCGGATTGCGCTATCGCATGTGGCGGCCTGACCTGGTTATCTGCGATGACATGGAAAATGAAGAGGCCGTGGACAACCCGGAGTCGCGCGAGAAGCTGGTGCGCTGGTTCAAGGGCACGGTCATGAATCTCGGTAAGTACTGCCAGATATTCGTGATCGGCACTATCCTGCGGTACGACTCGTTCCTCTCTGACCTATTGAGCGACGACAAATTCAAGACGTTCAAGAAGCGGCGCTATATGGCCGTCGATCTGGAGTGGACGCCGGAGAGCGTGCTGTGGCCGGAGAAGTGGAGCCTGGCCGAGCTGCGGCAGAAGGAAGAAGACCTGCAGTCGGTGATGTTCAATCAGGAGTTCCGCAATCTGCCTATCAGCGAAGAGACGCAGGTCTTCCGCGAGGAGTGGATCACGCGGCACAAGTACTGGCGGCAGGACGTACAGAACATCCCGCTCTACAAGATCAGCTATTACGATCCGGCAATCAGCGAAAAGAAAAAGGCGGACTTCTTCGCCAGCATCACCGTTGGCATCGACCTTAGCGACGGACGCATTTATGTATTGCGCGCGGAGCAGGGCAAGATGCCGTTCATCAAACAGGTGGACTTCATCTGCGATCGGTGGGATGACGAGCGGCCAGAGGTGGTGGGTATTGAGGACGTGGCCTACCAGGTGGCGCTGCGGCAGACGGTGGAAGAGGTGAGCGCGCGAACCGGGCGCTACATGAACATTGTCGGCGTGCCGCACACCACTGACAAGTTCATGCGCATCGCCACGATGAGTGGCCTGGTCGAGCGCGGCATCATCCGCTTCTGCCTGGACGGCACGCAAAAGACACTCATCTCACAACTCCTCTACCTGGGCAAGATCAAGGATGACTTGGCCGACGCACTGGAGAGCGCCGTGGCGTTGGCGCGGGCGAATAACTTCCGCGCGGCGATTTCCTCCTGTGGGCCGGGAGTGGGAACGCGCGATCCACTGCGCGGGCGCGGAGCATTCAGCGGATTGATGGCAGCGAACGCACAGCGCGATATGGGGATGAGGCAAACGCAAGAAGACTTTATCCAGAGAGATCGAAGGAGTGTGTGGAGATGAGTGTTTTCTTTTGGAAACGCGCGAATGCGCCGGTTGAAGAGCGCAACGGCATGGTGATGCTTAACCTGAGCGAAGCACGCGCAGCGCAGGCTGAGCGGATAGCTGCAGAGAGCGAGGCTGCGGCAGCGGAAGAGCTGCGCGTAGCGGAGGCGCTGAGCCCACAGCTTTACCAGCTCACCAGCGGCGACGGCAGCGACGCGAAGTTCCGGCGCATCACATCGCCGCAGACCATGCGCGATTTCAATCCGCTGATGCACGAGCGCATGCAGCAGGTGTGCTTCTTCCTGGCTGTGACCACGCCCTTCGGCAAGCGCATTGTGGAGATACTCCGCAACTACATTGTGGGCGATGGCTTCAAGGTGGTGTGCGAGGATGCGGATGCACAGGTAATCGTTGACAAGTTCTGGAATGACGAAATCAATAACCTGGGAAAGCTCTCGCTGGAGATGGCGACAGAGCTTTCGATCTTCGGCGAGCTATGCCTTCCGGTGACGGTGAACCCAGTGGATGGCAGCGTACGCCTGGGCTACATTGATCCCCAGAATATCGATGCCATCGAGTACGCCAAGATACAGGGACCGCTGAACGATATCCAGGTGAGCTTCCCGTTGAACGTGCGGCTGCGCAAACAACTCAACGAGCAGACGCAGCAGCGCCTGAGCATCATCCGCACGGACGAAGATGTGAACTCGCCCAGCTTCGGCTACATGGCCGGCGACGCCTTCTACTTCGCCATCAACAAGCCGAAGAGCGGAAGCCGTGGCATCAGCGAATTGTTCAGCCTGGCCGACTGGGTTGACGTGTTCGACCAGATGATCTTCGACTTCGCCGACAAGATTCGCTTCCTCAATGCCTGGGTGTGGCACATGACGCTGGAGGGCGCGAATCCGAAACAGGTGGCCGACTTCCGCGATGAGGTGACCAAGGACCCGCCGCGCCAGGGTGGCGTGCAGGTGACCAACGACAAGGTGAAGATCGAGGCCATCACTCCGGACTTCAAGGGCGCGGACATGGCGCAGGGCTCTGAGGTCGTGAAGAAATACGGTATCGGCGGCGCGGGATTGCCCGACTGGTTTTTTGCCGATAGCGGCAGCGGAAACAGATCCACTGCGATGGAGATGCAGGGGCCGACGGGAAAGAAGCTGACGGAGCGGCAAAACGACGAGGTGAACAATCTTCGCACCATCGTCAACTTTGTGCTGAGCCAGGCGAAGCTGCACGGCACGCTGCGCCAGAGTGCAGATACTAGCTTCACCATCGAGACGCCGGAGATGATGGTGCGCGATCTGACCAACGCCGCCACCACGCTGACGGGAGCCACTACGGCAACGGCTCTGGCTGAGGATCGGGGATGGATACGCGGCCAGACGGCGGCGCGCGTCTTCCATCTGCTCGTTGGTCAGATGGGCGTGACCATCGACGACAGCAAGGATGAGTACGAGGCAGCGCAGTTGGAGCTGGCTGAGAAGGACAAGCAAAAGCAGGACAATCTCTTCCCACAGCAGCAGCTCGCCGCCGCGCTGGATGCGCCGGCCACGCCACCAGGCACAGCGCCCGAACCAGGTGCAGTGTTGCCACCGGACAAGTCAGCCGCAGCAATCGCAGCAGACGCGAACGCGCAAGGATAAGTGATGACACGCGCCGAAGAGTACGCAGCCAAGATCAAGCAGCTCATCGCCAACGCGCAGAAGCTCTCGCCGGAGGCGGTAGCCGCGATTGAGAAGCTGCTGGAGCAGGCCAACGTGGAGGTGCTGGGCAAGCTGGCCACGCTCGATCCCGGAAGCTACAGCAGCGCGCAGCTCAACAACCTGAAGCGTGACATTGCGCGTGCGATGGAAGTCTTCCGCGTGAAGGCTACGCAGACGGTCAATGACATGCAGGCCAGCGCGTATACGATGGCCGCGAACGATATCAGCATCGCCGTGGGCGCGGGGCTGGGCACGACGGCGAGCTACGCCGCGCTGAACCTGAACACATTGCGCATAGCACAGGCGTACACCGCAGACCTGGTGAGCGGCCTGAGCGCGGAGGCTACGACCAAGCTGAACGCGGTACTGCAGCGGGCCTTCCTCGGTGGCCAGACGCTGCCGGAGATTATTGCGCAGGTGGGCAAAGCCATCAGTGGCGACAAGTTCAGCGGCATCTTCGACGAGATTGGGGACCGCGCGTTCAAGGTGGCCACGAACGAGATCATGCGTGTGCATAGCATCGCGGGGCAGGCGCGGATGAAGGACCTGGCTACGCGCAACAGCAAGATCAAGAAGCAATGGGTGCATCTGCCGGCGGCGAGGGTACCGCGCATCACGCATCTACTCGCGGACGGGCAGATAGTTGGTGTGGATGAGCCATTCACCGTCGGCATTGAGCAACTGATGTTCCCGCGCGACCCGAATGGCAGCGCCAGCAACACCATCAACTGCCACTGCATTTCTATCCCCTACATCGACGACGAGGACCTGTACGCGACGGCGGAGGACCGCGCCACGTTAGAGGCTGTGGGGCTGAAAATGGCCGCCTAATGTTTCCGCGCGGAAGAGTGTTTCCGCGCGTCACCAAAGAGGTAGATGGCCGCAATAAGGTTGAGGCTACAAAGCACCGCCATGCTGCACCGTGAGGAGTACAACAATGCCGCCTGAGAAAGTGATTATCCCCGACGCCCCCAAGCATCTGCCCACCGCTCTCGCCGAAAAGTGGAAGAAGACCTTTGCCGCCACGCTCGACGAGTTGAAGGGTGACGAGTCGCGCCCGGAGAGCGAGAAGCGCGCATCCGCGCTGCGCGAGGCCAACAAGCTGGTGCGTTTTACCGCGCCGGACAACTACGAGGATGCTGCCAATTTGGTGGAGCACGCGAAGGCGAAGCGGCCTGAGGGCTGGCCGGTGATCCTGCATGGCGAGCGCGAGGTGGACGGCAAGCCGCACCTCTTTATCGTCACCGCCAACGGCAAGAAGCACTTCTACGAGAAGCCCGCAGCGAAGACGCAAGATGCGCCGGTTGACAACGACGACGAGGGCGCGAAGGGCGCGAAGTAGCAACGCCACAACAACGCATTGCTGTATCGCAACACCGAGGGACGCACGGAATGAAGAAGCGTACGAAGTTGATCTGCCTGACGGTCGCTGAGGCTGCTAACGATATGAGCCTCAGCGACCGCTATGCTTTGCTTGATGGCGCGCTGCTGGCGCAGTTTGGCAATGACGGCAATGGCTACCAGCGCTTCTTCGTGCAGGACGCCTTCCTGGATTACCTCATCGCGCGCGGCGACGACGGCAAGCTCTTCAAGATCACCTACTCCATCGACAAAAACGACAACGTCACGCTGGGCACGGCGCAGGAAGTGGAGACGGCCTACGTCCCGGTCGCGGAGGCCGGCGTATTCGTTACCGAGGCCGGCATTGACCCGGCAACCCTCGATGATTGCACATACCCTGTCAGGCTCATCAAGGCTGGATGGAGTCGTGGCGTAAAGAGCCCGCCACAGAAGCTCGACGTGTATTACCCTCCCGAATTCATCGCGAAAGTGGCTGAGGCTGCAGACGGCGCCAAGTTTGGTCGCCGCCATCCCACTGCGGAAGGCAGTTATCAGGCCGGAGAGAACGATCCGCAGCGTATCGCCGGTTATTTTGAGAAGCCGGTTGCCGCGGGTGATTCCGCCGGCGCGGTTCTCAAGATATTCGAAAGCGAGACGCAACTGCGCGGGCAGCTCAGCTCCGCGCGCAAGGCGGGGAAGCTCGATCTCTTTGGACTTTCCATCCTGGCGAACGTCCGCGTGAAGCCTGGCGTCGCGGAAGGCAAGCAATGCCTGATCGCTGAGTCTCTGGGCAAGCTCTTCAGCTTCGATCTCTGTTCTGAAGCGGGCGCTGGTGGGGGATTCATTTCAGATGAATTACGTATTGCCGCCGCGGCTGACGTGAGCGGAGAGATCGCGGCGGCGCAAAATGCCGCTGTTAAACATGGATCGCCGGTTATCCGGCCAAACAGCGGCAGCCGCACAGCGCGCCACGAGGAGAACCGAATGAATAAGACACAAGTGTTGCGAGTGATCGAGGCTTTGCGCACGAAGGATGCTGTCAGCGCTGCCCGTTTTCATACACAACTCAACGAAGCGAAGGATGATCAGGTCGAAGCGATCTACGTCCAGGTGACGGAAGCGCTGAGCGCCGCGCCCGCTGCTGTCGTCGGCAAGACTCCGGAGCAGATATTGGCTGAGGCGAAGCAGTTGCAGTTCGTCAACGTGATGGAGGCGAAGCTGACCGATTCGAAACTGCCCGAGCCCGCGAAGAAGATGGTGCGCCGCTATTTCGAGGGTCGCGCTGATTCGACCACTGAGCAGCTCGACGCGGAGATCGTACAGGTGCGCGAGTCTTTCTCCGGCATGTCTCCAGTTGGACGTGTGAGCGGCATCTCCGTGGTCGTTGGTCTGGACTCGCAGGAGAAGGTGCAGATCGCGATGGATCGCATGATCGGCGTGCGCGAGGCAGATGCGAGCGTACCCGCATTCAAGCGTGTCAGCGATGCGTACAAGATGGTCACCGGCGACCATGACTTGAGCCGGTTGAGCGGCGGAGCTGGTCTGTGGCTGCGGGCCTCTGAGGCCATCGCCACCACTGACTTCCCAAACCTGCTACTCAACTCCATGACGAAGAAGCTGCTGCAGGATTATGCAGAGGCAACGATTGACGGGCTTGACCTGGTCTACACCCCGGCCACGATTAGCGACTACAAGCTGCAGGACCGCGTGCGCGACGGCTACTTCGGCGAGTTGCCGACAGTTGCAGAAGCTGCAGCGTATGCCGAGATGGCGAAGCCGACTGACGAGCGCGTGAACTACGCGGTCGCCAATCGCGGCGGGTTGCTCACGATCTCTGAGCAGACCATCCGCAATGACGATCTCGGCGCAATCGCCAGGTTCCCGCAGCGGCTTGCTCGCGCTGGCCGCCAGACGCTGCGCACGTCAATCAGCAACTACTTCATCAACAACACGGCTTATATGGCGGACGCCGTCAACTGGTTCGATAACACTCACAGCAATCTGCTGGCGCTTCCGCTCTCGCAGGATGCGCTGATCATCGCGCAGACCAACCTGCGCAAGCAGACGGAGAAGGATTCCGGTGAGCGCCTGAACCTCTCGCTGTACTGGCTGATGGTGCCTGCCGATCTGGAGGCTACTGCTATCCAGATCAACCAGACCAACACGGCTGGCAACAACGCCTTCTATCAGCGCTTCGGTGCCAACAACGAGCGCATCATCGTCAACCCCAAGCTGACAGATGCGAACGACTGGTACTACGGTGCTGCCCCGAGCGAGGCTCCTTCACTGGAGATCGGTTTCCTGGACGGCATCAAGCAGCCGCAAATCTTCCTGGCCAACCTTCCCACCCAGGGAACGAGCTTCACCAACGACCAGATCCAATACAAGGTGAAGTTCCCATACGGCGGAGCCATTATCGACTACCGCGGCGTCGGCAAGAGCGTCAACGCATAAACGGAGCCGCTCGTATAACCCCAAAGCCCGGAGCGGACACAAACCGCTTCGGGCTTTTGCGAAGAGAGATTTTTCAACCCGAGGAGAACCGCTATGGAAGTTGGATTTCGTAAAAGCAATCTCACCCTGGTGCTGCCGAATCCGCTGGCTGCAGGCGCTGGCCAGGCGACGCACTACGTGACCACGAAGGGCCGCATCAGTCATGTGCAGCTCGGCCTAAGCGATACCGGCGTAGGCGCTGGCAGCACAGAAGTTGTCATCAACGTCAACGGCGTTCCCGTCAGCAATGCCGGCGGTATCGCCATCGCTGGCGCAGCCGCGAGCAAGACTGCCGGTTACGACGTGACGCAGGGTACCAACAACTACCCTGGCGGCGCGCGCGTGAACAAGGGCGACCTGATCACCGTCGACGTTATCAGTGTTCCGGCCACAACCGTGCCGAAGCAGGCCGTCGTCATCCTGGAAATTACCCAGATCGACGTATAGCCATACCCCGCGAGCAGGGTGTTCTCCGCAATACCCGCTGTGCCTGCGCCACGCAAGTCAACCGTCAAGGAGTAGAGATGCCCGACCTGAACCAGCCACCGTTGCAGCCGTTCATCGATGCAGTCACGCCGATGATCAGCGACAGTATGGACTGGGTCACGTCGAGCATCTCTCGCTTCGCGGCGCAGGCCATCGGTGAGCGTTACTCGGTCGACAAGCCGCTCGACGTGGTGAGCGACTGCGCTGGTAATAACACCAGCTTTATCCCTCTGCCGGTGATTGCGACGAACGAAGACGGCACCACCATCTTCGGAAAGTATGTGCCGAAGTTTCTGCCGCGATTCAGCACCATCAAAAGCATCGAGTATCCCATCGGCGACACGCCCGGCGACTACGGCGATCCGCGCGACTGGAAGATGTACAACACACCCACTGGCTACCAGCTCCAGCTCATAGCCTGCACTCCGGCTAACACGGAGCTGGTGCGCATCGTCTGGACCGCGCGGCACGCCCTGGACGGCAGCACAGTGGACCATACAGACTTCTACGCGGTGTGTGACTTCATCGCGGCGCTGGCGCTAGAGGCGATGGCAGCCAAGGCCATCAACTTCGGCGACAGCACTATCAGCGCCGACGTGGTTAACTACCGCAGCAAATCGCAAGAGTATCTCTCGATGGCGAAGCAGAAGCGCCGCGCCTACTTCAATCACATGGGCATCGACGAGACGGATACCGGCGTGGAGATTGGCCCAGCGGTGGCGATGGGCGACATGAAGAACATCATGGGCAGCGGCGTGGACCGCCTGGTACACAGCAGGAACACGCGATGATCACACCCATCAAAATTATCGGGCTGGATACTGCGACGGCTGAGGTGCGCGAGGCGGCGCACGTTGGCATGGTGGCAGGCGTCGAAGCTGTCGGCGTGATGGCGCAGAAGCAGGTGGTGGAGAATATCCGCTCTCCCTTTGACGGCATGCCGCCCGCAGTTGCTACTGGCAATCTTGCCGCTTCGGTCAGCTTCTCGGTCACAGTGGAATCCGCGCTGACGCGGCTGATGGTCTTCGCCGGTGCGCCGGCTGATCTCTATGTGGACCCGGTGAACCTGGGCGCGCGCCCGCACATGCTCCCCGTCGAGGCGTTGCTGCCCTGGGTAAAGCAGAAGTTCGGCATGGATGACGAGAAGACCGCGCTGAGCATGGCGTGGGCCATCGCCAAGAGCATCGCCAAGAAGGGCATGACTGGTCGCCAGATGTTCACCCGCGCGGAAGAGACGATTGAACCGCAGGCCGCCAGCATCATCGAGCGGCAGATCGGCGTAGCGCTGCGGGCTATGGGAGCAGGAGGCGGCCTTGTCACTGCGTAACGCTATCGATGCTGCCACCGCGCGCCTGGCTGCGGTGCCGAACATCAAGAACGTCTACAGCTATCGTCGCGAAGCGCGCTCGATGGACCAATTCCTCGCGCTCTTCAAAGACCCGACGGCGAAGAATATCCACGCCTGGATGGTGACGCGCGAAGCGACGGCCACGGTGGATGAAGAGTCGCAGGCGTACAGCCGCACGCACACCATCGTAATGCTCGGTTATCTCAGCGTGAACGACCTGGCCAACAGCGAGGGCACGTTTCAGGACTTGATTGAAGACGCCTGCGCGGCCTTCGATCCGCTCAACGCGCGCCAGTATGGCGGCCAGTTCAACTGGAGCACCGGCCTGAGCGTGGATGGCCCAACGACTTTGATGTACGGCGCGGTGCTGTGCCACGCCTGCAAACTCACTACAAAAATAAGGGAGTACCCACTGATATGAGCGCCACCACGTTGAAAGTCCGTCTCACCGCACTCGGCAAGCTTCGCGCCGGCAACGACACACTCTCCGTGCATGGCGCGGGCAGCAGCTTTACCTTCAAGGCTGCCGATGTGCAAGAGGTCAGCGAGGCTGACTGGGCGAGCGCGCTGAAGACCACCGTGGATGCCAGCGGCAACGCACTGTTTGAGATTGTGCCGGCAGATGAGCCGGCAGCGAAGACGACAGTTGCATTGCCGATTGAAAAGACGGTCGCTGCATCTGCGGCCAAGACGACGACCGAGCCGGCTGAGTAGCTGCCGTCTGCAACGATTTTTTGTAACTACACGCAATCAAGGAGAAGAACATGCCGCCAGGTGGAGCAACATTTCAGGGACAGAGGTCAATACTTCGGAGCATGGTGGTGCCGTCAAATGCTCAGACGACGTGGGGCACGCCGGTAGCGCTGGCCGCATTGCAGGCGGGCGTGGGGCTGCACTTTGACGTGAGCGGGTTCGCCAAGATCACGCCGACGACCGAGAGCACCTACGGACAGGCCGGTAGCGGCAACAGCTTCGCCAGTAACAACTGGCAGACCAGCGTGAAGACCGCCGATGAGATCAGCGGATTCCTGACGGACTACCTGGCCGGATGGCTGCTGGCGTTTGCGATGGGCAAGGACACGGTGACGGGCGCAGGCCCATACTCGCACGCCTTCAACTTCCTGGACACCACCACGGTGGCGCAGGCGACCACGATCTACCGCCAGGACACGGCTGACATCTACTACCAGCTCGTGGACATGGGCATCTCGCAGCTCGTGATCAGCTCCACGTCGACCGGCGCGCTGAAGTTCAAGGCGTCGCTGATCGGCACGGGCCGCTACATCAACGGCTCGCTGGCCGGAATGCCAGCGCCTATTGCGGCACCGCAGTATCTCTTCGGCAGTGATGCGCAGTTTGGCATCG